AGAAATGCTATCAGGTGGTGGCCCAAAATCTAAAATGTAATTCCAAAATCAACCCCTTTACTTGAGGGGTTATATTCGGCACTAAAAATACCAACCTTTGCTTTTACCTTTTTCTCTTTTACAGAGTATCCAATTTTTAAGTCTTTTAATAATCCTTTGTCTTTAGTTATTGCATGGGAAATAGTTTCTATCTCATTAGAACTAAGTAGCTCAGTAGCCTTATCAAACTGCATTGCAACATAAGCAACCCCAATATCATCTTTTTTTGATTTTGTAATCTTTGTTACCTTTGCCGATAAATCCAATCCCATTTTAATATATTTTATTGCAACAAGCCTATTTTTTGGGATTAATATCCACAAAACAATCGCTTTAATCCATGTAATTATGTTTTTCATTTTTTTACTCCTTTAATTATAACTTTCATATTTCCCAGGCTCTCTAGAAATTAAAAAGTCGTTTTTATATTCTCGTCCTGGTATATTTATTGATATATGTAGTTGTGGCTTTGGTTTTTTGTATAGGTATAGAATGCACTGTCTTATAGGCATATTCATGTCGAATATATGTTTAAAAATTTTCATAGGGTCATCAACATAAAGAAATCTTGGGTCCACAGCATTCCCATACAAGTGATCGCTGTCTTCTGATCCACCAACTTTATGATTTAATTCTTTACTTCTTATCCATGAGTCTATAATACATACGCCAAACCCTAATCTAAGTGGATGTAAAACGGAATCAACTAATAATTCTGCAATGTCTAAATGCTTTGCCATTGGCTTTATTTTTAATGCCAATTCTGGATATGATGAGGACACCGTTAATTCGTTTGTTGAAAAAAAATTACTTCTCTTTGATATTAATGATGACATAGGTGATTACCTTATATTTTTTATTATGTAATCAATTTTAGAATTTGTTTCTGCGATTGATACATTGATCTTTTCCAGAACAGGTCGCATATCTTTTATCGATGACTGGTTCTCTTTAATGGTTGTGAAAATAACTTTCCTATCTTCAACATAAGGGGAGTATTTTGTTATTATTTCAACAACATCTTCTCTGCTGACTTTTTCTGGTCCTATAAGAAAATATCCAGGTGCTCCACCTAAAACAGCCCCTAATAGACCTGTAGCTACCATCTTCCAAACACCGTCAATGCCGGAAACGCCTGCTGGCATATCACTTCTCTCCTACTCTACTGACACCGATAGGAAGACCTCTTTCAATTAATGGGGGGAGACCCTTGGTTGCCTTAACGCCAGTTCTCAATAAAGCCTTTTGTGTTTTTGGGGAGGTAAGAAGAAGCGCGCCAACGCCTGCTTGTGGGCTTAGACTTGTACTTGCTTGTCCTGCTAAAAATAACCTTCCAATATTAGCAGCGCCTTGTCCTGATCCACTTCCACCACCGAGTCCTGGGAATATCTCTTCAAATGGCGCTCTTGCGACATTGTCTTTAAGCTCATCAATAAACTTAAGATTAGACGGCGATAAATCATTTAACTCTTCAAATAGCTGTTGTGTTGTTCCATCTTTATTGTAAAGATTCCTTAAATTCCTTCCTACATTCTCATCTTTCATCTTTGATTGAAGGCGATCTCTCAGACCTCTAACCTGTGAAAACTTTTGATTAACTTTTGCAAAAGAAGGCACTGCACTAGAGATATCAGAATTAATTTCTTGAGCAAGTGATTTCAATATTCCTTGCCCTTCAGAACTTATTTTAGATACTGTTTGCGGGTCAAAGGCTGTCTTGGGGAGTTCATTGTTTATCTGGTTTTTAATGACATTTAATTTAGCAGCTTGAAGATTCCCTTTATCTTGTAGTAGTTTTTCTCTAAAACTTCTGATCAGTTTTAAATCAGACGCCTTTAACGACGTTTCACCTCCAAACTCTTTTTCAGCAACCATGTCATCTAATTTTTTAATTACTCGTTGAGAACTTATTTTTATATTGGCATTTCGTAATGCAGCCTTTTGTGCCCCCACCTCTTTTCCTGCTTCTTTGTTGATATGATTTATCGCGTTTTGAGCTTTCTTCCCCAGACCCTCAAATACCTTACTATCATATTTACCTTTAAATATAGACTGGCCTTTCAACTCTTTATCCAATGCTCTTTTATATGATTCTTGTGGAACAGAGGATAACACTTCACTGATAAATCCAGCAGACTTTTTAGTGAGAGGGGTCATTATTTTAGACATTAAGTTAATCCCCCCTCCAATAAGAGGTAATGCCATTGCAACAGCCCCAGCACTCACCCCTGCTTTTTTTGCATCATCAACCGACTTCTCTAAATTCTCCCCACTAGCAAGTTCTTCGACAAATCGTGAGGCAGAAACAGTTGGCGCTGTTGTTGCCCCTGTAATTGCTCCCTTAATTAATTTAGAAGCGACTTTCCCTGCCTTCGTACCTTTAAAGGCCGGGTGTGCTTTTTGTAGTGCATTCAAGACTTTAGTGCCTCTGGCTGCTGGGATCATAAATGGAGCGAATTTTGCAAAATCAACTAACACTTTCTTTGCGTCGTCGCTTAGATTTTCTAAAACAATTTCTCTCTTTAAAAGACCCCTTTTTTCTTGATCTAGTCTTCTATCTAATCTTTTCTGAACTGATTCAACACTAGTTAAATCCTCACCGGGACTTACCATGTCTAGTGTTTTTCCTATTGTATTCAAGACCACTCCAAGAAGAGGTATGCTTGAAAGTTTTTCATCATATGCCTTTATTTGATCTAGCTTTTTTCTTAAAACCTGAATATCTTGAGGCTCTTTAGTTTCTTCTGTTTTCTCAATAAACTCATTAGGGTCTAAACCTTCAGATCGAATATATTCAGATACAGTATCAAGGTCAGCACCTTGTTCTCCTAGAGACTGTATATTTTCAATAACCTGGTCTCTTGTTAACGCCATCTAGTTTTTCAACCTAAATCCTTTAAATATTCGATTACTACTTGGAATGTTATTTAGTTGATCATTGCTTATATCTAATTGACGAGTTTGTTCATTAAGTTGTTCTACAGGATCTTGTGGGGGAGTTCCTGGAACTGGCTTTTGTGACTCTTCTACTTCTTGAACTTCTTGTTTTTTTGATGACAGATAAGTATTAACGTCTGTGGCATCTCCGTATTTAATTAAGCTCTCCATATCATTCACGATATCGATTGATCTTTGTAATTTAAATTGTATTGTTTCTGGCGTGTCTGTTGGGTTAACTGCGAACAGCGACCTAAAATTCTTTATCTCACTTTCAGGGACGGCAGCGCCAGACAAGGCCCTACCAAGACCTTCAGTGATAAGATCTAGCCTAGCTGCAAACTGTTGAGAGAATTTTTTAGCCGGACCAATCCCTGCAATATTTGCTTTTAAAAAGTTGGAGGGATCTGTATTAAAATCTGACAGTAGTTCTTGAGCGCCTTGTCTCGCTTTCTTAGCTACAGCAAATTTAGCAGCAGCCTCAGTTGTTAATGGCTTAGAAGGCTTAACCATAGTAACCTCTTGGTCTCCTGATCCCAATTTAATAAATGCTTGAGAAGGCAGGGACTGTAAGTCTGCGTCCGTAGCTTCTCTCGCTCCCTTACCTTGAAGATCTAAAACTTTCTTTTGAATATCTTTGCTTGGCTGTAACCCTGATGAGGCAGACAGGGATACTAGTTTGAATGCTCCTGTTTCAGGATCATATTCACTTACAGTATCCACTAGGTCGCCCACTTGAGCTAATCCTGATTTAACTAATGGGCTTGTTTCGTCTAATTTTCTTCCCTTAGAACTAACCTTTGCCTTGCTCCCAGAAATGGACACATTATCAAACCCAGACATTACAGATGACAGTGTTGGGTTGTCTGTGAATTGCCCCTTAAATCCTTGGATTAAAGAATCTAAACCTTGCTGATCTTTGTTTTTAATGAACTGATTTGCGTTTTGTAGAAATGCTCCAAAAACTTTTTGCTCTTGTTCTGACTTAGCTTGTTGTTGAGCAAGTCTACTACGTTGGCCTAGTTGCTTAATTTGAACACCCGTTCCAAACTCCCCAGCTTTCAACAAAGCATCTCCGATTAATTCTTCTCGTGAAGTTGCATCAGGGGTGGGTCTACCAAGAATCCCCTTTACTTCTCTTTGTAGGCCTAGTTGACGACCAAGTGCAGCCCCTTTACTGAACTCTGTTGCAAAGTTAGGGCCTAGTGGTATATTAGACATTTATCACTCCTTTCATATTAAGCCCCAAATAGTCCTAGTTGAGACCCTGCGCCCAACCCCTGTATTGGCAATGCTGATAAATTACTAAATAGTGAAGACTGAATATCCCCGCGCCTTTGAGCTTCTTGACCAAGCACCCTTCCTCTTTGTAATGATAATTGTGATTGGACGTCACCAAACCCAGCTAATGTTTGAGTTCCTAAATTAGCAGCTTGTCTTCCAAATCCTAAAGCACTACCTAATAATTGATCTCTTCTCCCTAACTCTTGCCCCGCTAAACGCTGTGTTAATCCAAGACTTTGCCTTACAGCTTCACCAGAGTTAAACAGCCCTCTTGCAGCTAAAGCCCTATTCAAAGCCCTTTCAGACTCTTCTTGTCTAAACCTAAACCCTTCAGTTGCTTCAATTGGCTTTGATATTTCTTCGGAAAGTATTCCAACGGCTTTTTCGCCCACTTCCCTAAACGGCCTTTGAGCCTCTAATTGTCTTTCAAATATTTTTTCTTGTGCTTCAAGCGCCTCTCGTTGACCTTGTAATTGCGCTCTAGCTGCTGATTTAGCTGCTCCCGTTTGCGCTCTTGCAGAAAGTACCGTTCCACCTGCTGCTAACCCCCCAGCCATTAATAGTGCTGTTGTCGTTCCAACTGCCATTATAAAATCTCCTTGATACAATGGTATTGCAACTCAGAATACCCCCTTTTTTTTAGGAAAGGGATAAGTCTTTGGTTGCTAAATATAATATGAATAGCGTCGATACGACGGGTTTGCTTGAGGGTCTCCTCAAACGAGTTAAGTAACTCTATCATAATTTTAACACGTTTTTTTGCTTTAAGCGAAGGATGGGCGTGCCAAAGAAGTTCGTCTGCCTGAATAAATGTATCATCCATGATAGAAGGGGTAATAGATGCTCCGAATAATCCGTTTAATTTATTATCTTCAAAGTAACCCAAAAACAATCCTAACCCACTTTCCATCAACATGGACACTGTCTTTTTTACAGTCTCAGGGTTAAATCTACTTGTCCCCTTTTTGTATTTCATTATGTCGTAACACTCAGACATAAATTCTACAGAACTGTCTATATCTTCCTCTTTTAAAAGCCTGATCATGAAATCAGTTTCCTGGAAACCATCTTATAATCAGAGCTTCTTGAACGATGTCGTCATTACTCGTAGCCTCTCCTGTACACTTTATTGTTACAGAGCCAGACAGTGATTCAGTGGCGGTATTATATGTAGCAGGGTCCATCGGTGTAGCGTCATCACTGTCTACTGATATAATGCATTTTTGAGTAGCTGCCGCTGTCCTTATAATAGTTGCTTTTAAATGCCAACTGGAACCATTAAAAGCCACAGCACCCGTAGAATATATTAAAGATGATCCGAAATATAGCTTTAATGTTTTATTATTTGCATTTGCTGCCACGGTCCCAAATGCGGTTATTTCCAAATAATCTCCATTAGCACCCAATGTTTCAGCTGGAAGCGAATAAGCAATTAAATTATCCTCTCCAGTCCCTACATTCCCTGTTTGTGTAGTGTCTGTTTTAAGCGCTTTAATTCTGTTGTCAACATAAACCTTGTTTGCTGCATGGTTATCTGATGAGGGCTGGTTTCCTAATGATATATTCCCAACGGTTACGTTTCCGTTTGCTATAGTTGGATTTGTAAGTGTTTTATTTGTTAATGTCTGAGTACTAACGGTTCCCACAACACTTCCTGATACCCCATGTACCGAGGAAGACCCTATATGTGTATCAATTTGAGAGTGTGTATTAGATCCAATATCAGATAAAGAGGTGTGACTTTTTGTTTCCAAGTCAGCTAAATCTGAACCTGTTTTTGATATGTTATCCCAAGAAATAACGCCAATTGTAGTAACAATAGCATTAATCTGACGCTTTACCTCTTCAAGCCATTTGCTTATCTCTCTAGGGTCAGTTGTTCTTGGAACTGGGGGGATAACAGTCATTAATCCTCAACCTCTACATCTTCCTCTGCGCTAACTAAAACAAAAGGGACTTGATCGGTTACAGATATTTCGTACTGCCTTGTACGATAAATGCCCATGGGTTCAAACGTAACAAAAAAATCATTATCGCCAAGTTTCCCTAAGCTGCCTTGTAAAAAATTTGACCAATTTAAATTTCCATCATCCTTATATCTAATCATTATAACAGGGTCAGCAGTAGCAGTTCCTTCTCCTCGTCTTAATCTGATGGTTATTCTATAAGATATTTTTCTCGCACTTGTGTCATGGTCGATATTACCTGTACTTCTTAAAAACCTAATTGTATTACCGTCATAGGTGTAGCTATTTGATGTTAATTTGTAAATCTGGCCATCTTTTCTACTACCTACTAAGTTAATACCCCAATCTGGAGACTTTGCATGTGAATTCCCTAACCACCTTTCAAACACCCCCGTCTTAGAGACCCAATTTCCCAACCTCGACCATGAGTTTAAAAAGTAGTCATAACAAATCGTCTCATCTTCTGTTGGGAAGTGAATGATGTAGAAATTTTTCCCTTCAACGGTAACGTCATCAGCTACGGCATCCGTTACGGTTGCAAAAGTGCTTATTAGTTTATCAAATGGCGTGGACATTATTTTAGGGGTTCTTCCCTCTAGTCTAACAAACCGCCTGTCCTCGTCTAACCAAAACAATGTATTATCAGCGCGGACTAAAGTATTCCCCGCTATACATCCTCTCTGAGTAAATCCACCTGACAACCTAGAAAAAGGAGTTGTCTCATCGTTATAAAAAACTTCTGTGCTTTGAGTGCCAAGCAAGTATATTTCTCTGTAAAACGCTGTCATAGCAACTAATTTATCCGGGAGGCTTTCAGCAGATACAAAATTTAAAGCACCCCAATTTGAATAATCGTTAACCTCAGAATGCCATAGTTTACCCGTTTCATTTTCTATCGCTAAAATATATTGATCTAAAAAAGAAACATGGGACACGGCAGTTGGGGCGTCTGTATCCCCAATAAAAGAAGTGTTAGTTGTGCCGTCAGTAAAAACCATCTTTCCGCCATTAGCCATTACTAAAGTTGATCCGTTGTCCGTAAAAACAACCCTATTATTACCCCCTAGTTTATCCCCTGTTATTTCTGTGAAGGTTCCTACTTTATCTGTTATCTTAAAGACACGGCCATCGTTTACAGCGATAAATATCTTTTTATAATCCCACCAATAAATCCCTTGATTAAACTTGTTTGAGCCTGTCCCAAGGTCAACAAAATCTTGAAGTCCAGGGAATCGAATACTAGACCCCCCTTCATCAATATACCCATTGTAGAGTTCATCACTAAGTTTTGATAGAGATGCGCTATCAATGTTTTTGTAAGGTTTAGAATTTATAGGTATTTTTACACGTGGCATTATGCAGCGATATCCCCAAATGTTTTCCATGTTCCAGGGCTACCACTAGTTGTGCATACCCACCCCAAAGTCCCCCCAGCCGATGGGGTTGCATCAATCACGATATCTCCTTGCTTCCATGCGCCTGAACCAGGGGCATTAGCCCCATAGGATAATGAGTTCAAAGACCTATTTACAAGACTACCTAAATTATAAGTTATGCTTGTTTCGTTTGTGGAAGTGAGGGCATCTCTATCTATATTTTGATTATTGGATTCAAATAGACTTGTTATTGTCCCTACCGAATAAACCCTTGATTGAGTAGCCGAGCTTTGATTGTCACCCAACACATTATCTTGAAAGAAAACAGTGTCAAATGTATTGATATAAACGGAGGAATCCGTATCTGTACTACCTGTAGTTGTTTGAGCATTATTAATGGATATGTTTCCTTTAACCTCTAAAACATACTCAACTGAGGCTGTCCCTGTCAGAGTCATTCCACAACCATTAGAATAATAAATTTTGTTATTATTGAAAGAATAAAAAACAGCAGTTGTGAAGTTAGGGGTTGCGCTATCTGAAAATGAAATACCATGACTTCCTGATCGAATAATTGTATTGTTATTTATATTTATAAATTCAGCATTTACCGCTATTAAAGAAATAGAACCCCTATTCAACGTATTTCCTGATATATTAACGCTATTTAAAAAATTTCCTACACCTGTGTTGTTTCTAACAACGATACCATTTCCTGAGCTTTGTGATCCGCTTGGGGCATAAGTACTATTATTAACAATATCTAAATTAACTTTTTCGCTCGCTGTTCGAGTGAATATATAAAAATAAAATATTCCATCCGAATGATTAGTATGTTCGGTATGTATTTTATTGTTACTAAATAGTAAATTGGAATCATTTTTAATAGTTCCACATGATCCATTTCCTCCAAAGTCAATTAATCCCCGGCTAGACGCCCCTACTTCGATAGCATACATATCATTATTAGAAATTTTAAAATTAAAACCAAGACATTCAGCTGCATATATTAGGTTTGATGCGTTTGCCTGTCTTATTTTATTGTTAGTTATAGTTAGTTTGTCCCCACCAATGTTAAGGCCTCCGTTAATGATGTTATTATCCACAAATATATGCTCTGCATTTCCGTGAATATCAAAACCTAAAACCCCGCCACCAGTTGTACCCAATGTGTTAATTTCATTTCCTACAACCTGAATGTCTCTATTTGATACACATCCTGTATAATCTCCACCACCCATAGTAAGTCCATGTCTCGATGAGGCAATGAAAGAATTGGATATGATTATTTTTTGAGAGTTAGATATCCCCAGCCCATAATTATTTCCTGATGGAGTTGAATAATGGTGGAACTTGAATTTATCAAGCACCATGTCATAACATTGTCTAAATTCTAATCCAGTAAGATTGGTGTTATCTGTTTTTACGTTTTCAACTACCCCATCAACCCCATATCTTACAATAATACCGTATACAGCATTCTTAGATTTTACTTGAAAGTTTTTTAAAATATTTATTGTTGGCGTTATTTTGTAAATACCAGTTGTCCCCCCAGCGGTATATGCGTCATATAGTGGCTTTGATAGGGTTATAACATTACCGCTAATTTGCTGAACCTTAACAAATTCACCGGCTCTATACTCGTTCCTTACAGCGTTAAAGGTAGCATTTGTACTATTGTAAACAATCAGTACATCACCAACTGATAATGATGGGTCGCTAGAAAAAGTTATTTGATGATCACCTTCGGATAGATTTCCAGAAAAAGAAGGCAGAGCACTGCCTAAAGAACCAGCAACATATAAACAAGCCCCATTTGTAAATGTTCCACTAGAGCTAGAATAGTCTAGTATAGTGTTTTTTATGCCGTCTCCTACAAGGTTAACTTTATCCTTTAAGTCAACCTCAGCATCTATGCTATACGTTCCACCTGATAGCTTAATAGTGCCTGAAGTAATTGAGTCAATACAATCCTGTAAGTATGTTGCGTTGTTCGCTCCAGTTTCGGTGGCTAAAAACCCAAACCATTCAGGATAATATTGTTGGACAAACCCCTCTCCAAATCTAACAGACCCAGTTCCAACCAATGTAAAGATATCTAGTACAGGGGCTATAAATGGTCCATTAATCGTCAATGTTATTCCTGTAGATATTGATAATGTTGCCCCTGAAACAATCTCTAACTCAATGTTTGCGGGAACAGTAACATTAGCATCAATTGTAAACGCCCCTTGTTTTAAAACTAACTTACGTTTGTTCGCTCCAATATCTGTGATCGCAGCATTTATCGTTGAAGAATCTAAGCTGCCATCTTCGTAATCTGTGGCATTAACAATAGTTCCGCTAGGGAAACTATCTACATAATATGTATTGTCTGAAAACTCATCTAATTTAACGTCATTACTATCATAAATCTCTACCTTTAACGTTCCGTCATAATAAACCTCGGTAGACGGAAGACCAAGCGTGTTTAACGTAACTTCCGTAACAGTAGGACCAGTTTTGTCAGAAGCAGTATAGACTGCCCTCGCATCACTTGTGCCAACGTCAAAAAACTTTAACTTACCGTTATTCAACGGATTGCCATTAGCATCAATAAAACTCTGGTTTGCTATTTGAACTGCTCTAGCGCCCATATCTCTACTCCTTTAATTTTGGTGTGACAATAATATCACCAGACTCATTGTCTAAAGACAATGCAGAGTCTAAAGACTCTCTGTATAATTCTGAACATACCTTATATGCTTTTGTAGATACGGCTGGATATTCAGAAAATAAATCAATTGCTGTCCCATATATCAACACAGGTATCCACTCTGGTGGGAAATCGGGGTTATCTGTTTGAGCATCGAAGTCTTGTGGATATCTAACCGCGTCATATTCAAAGACATAATTTGTGTTGTCTGGATAAGGGAACAAGTAAATAAAAGAATTTGTTTCAGAGTTTTTCTTTTCAAAATAATACTGAGATGGTTCCCCTTTAGAATTTTTTCGTGATCGGTTCAAGTATTCTTCTCTTGATATTGAATTTAAATTGCTTTCTTGGTCAGCTTTTATTAACTTAACATTTTCTAAAAACACAATATCGTTATCAACTGTATATTGATTTTTTGATACAGCTGATTGCGCCGTACTCCAGCTAGATCCTGTCGTAGAGGTTTCTTTATGATAAGCTAAATAATCAGCCCCACTAGACGGACGATTAGCCGCAACTGTTGTATGATTTCTAATAACTTCCCAGTTTTTAGTCGCATCCGTATCATCTACCCAAATAGTAGGTGTTTGTATGGATTGCACTACCCTATCCATCCCCCACAGTTTTTTCATTAAAGCAGGGAACATTTTTATGCGTCCATTAACAGCCTGTATTCCATTTTGCATTTTCTCAGCAGAAAGAGTTTGCCCTTCAGCTAAGACGCCTAATTTTCTATGAGAGGCGCTCACTATTTGCGCTACTGTTAGATTCCAATCATATGATCCACTTTTTGCCATTATTCAACCCTTACCATAATGGTTTTTCTTGTTTCTTTATCACGAAGAAAACGAGGCTTTGGGTCGTGGTCTCTTGAACACACAATCATGCCGTCCCATCGTTTCTTTAACTCAGACCTCAAGAAATCCCTCCCACAAACATCACACTCTTTTTTGTAAGTGCCTGAAACATAACGATTTAAGGGATACTGCGTATACATTATTTCTTGTCCTTTTTCTTGTCCTCTACATTTACTTCAGGTAAAGATTTTAATGTCACTATAGCCTGAAAAACATATCTAGCAGGGGCTTCCTGAATATCTAGAAGTATAGAATTTAATTGCTTTAAAGTTATTTCAAACTTTCTTTCATTACTCATTATGATGCTGCTGTTGTAGATACAGTAAAGTGATAAACAGTTCCATTTATTTTCATTGCAATTGAACCTGATGCAGCCGCAGGTGTCCCCGACGCAAATATTCCTGCCCCCTCAGTTCTCACAGACGGTATTGTGTTCCCTGCGCTTAAATCCTCAGATATAATCTGAATTGCGTTAGCAAGAGCGCCACCTTGTGTCCCATTCGCGATAGCTAAAACCCCCGCAGCAGAAGCCCCGAAAGAGGTTGTGTTTAAACCAAAATTTCCAGAAGCATCAAATCTCGAGGTAACACCGCCATTATTAGGGGCTATATCAACCTGACTATCAGAGTCTATTTTTATACCGCTTCCGTCTATACTTATAATCCCCCTAACATCTAAACTTGTAGACCGAAGATTAATAGCGGCATCCGCTGTAGCATCCCCTAATGTTAGACCTCTAAAAACAGGAATATCAGCAGCCCCTAAACCTAAAGAAGTCCTCGCTGTTGCTTCTGACTCTGCTACCCAATTAGCTCCGTCTCCTACAATAATGTTGCCATCTGTAACTGCTAATCCTGCAATGTCTGCTAACCCTGCATCATAAGCCTGCACATCTGTTCCTATTGCTAAACCTAAAGAAGTCCTTGCTGTTGCTCCTGACTCTGCTACCCATGTAGTCCCGTTCCCAACTATGACATTACTATCTGTAGGCGTTAAATCTCCTATGTTAACAAGCTCATCATCCCTTACAAGAGATACGCCTCTTGCGCCTTGTGATACTGTCATATCTAAACTCCTGACTGGATCAAAGTCCCAGTAAGCGTACCAGACGTAAAACTTGTAATAATGATTCGAACAGCTTCAACGTTAAATGCATAGTTTCCATCTGCGTCAGCAGTCTGTGCAGCTAAATCATCATGGTTAAACCACTTAAGCGCATCCAAACTAGTATCTATCTGAACATTATCAAACGTATGCTGAACGGTATAAGTTAAAGTGTTGGATATATCTATTCCAATACCAACATTAAATGGGGTTTGATATCTATCTAATGGTATGGTGTTAGATGAAGATTGCCCATTTACCCCTACGGTAATTGCACCAGCAGTATCATCATCAACTGTAACACTCGTTACCGTCTTAAAATACTTTGTTGTAGACACTGCCCCTGCGTTAGGGTCTTCTACAACCTCTGATATTGTATTCCCTCTATAATCAGTGCCTGTAATAGTAAAATCTCGCCCCGTCTCATTTCCAGCCGCAGTAACTTGAATCAAGTGCCCTTGGTTTAATGTTACAGAACCACCAGAAGCTAATGCCCCTGCAATGGTGAGCGATTGCTCACCACTAGCCGAAGGGGTTTGACTTGCACAAATTCCATCTGCATCAGATTGAGGCGTTAACGTGAATTGTTTAGGTCTCATAGTTAACCCTCCTTATGAATCAACTGCTGGTAATAAATATCCTGAAGCATCTACCGCAGCCGTAGCATAGTTTTCAAACATTCCAAAGTTAGTTCCGGCTGTAATCAACAACTCAGAAGCAGTGTCAAGGTGTCGCACATAGTTCTTAGCAACGATACCTGTATTAGCTGTAGTTGTGTCCGCTGTAACCAATAATGGGTTAGCGTCATTCAACCGAATAACTTTGTTCCCAATAATCTCTACATTTGTAATGTCTTTTCCTGTTGCTACAGCGGCAATAGCTGGTAAATCAGAAGTATTTACCCCAAGGTTGAAATAACAATCGATAACCTTAAGCCCATCCAAATCAGAATCAATATTCAAGAATGAAGTTGTCGCTGTGTCTGGTTCAATCCATTTACAATTATGGAACTCAAGACCGTCACATTCGTTATTCGTTGTACCTGTATCTACAATCTCAACAAAATTCATATTTGTTGCAGTCGCAACAAAGTCACAGTTATACGCTTTGAAATTAGTAGCTGAAGGAGTAAACAAGTCTGCAATATCTGCAAAGTTTGCACTAAACTTTAAACCTTTAACAGTCACATTTGCTGCACTTACTGCAATTGTAGTTGTAGTGGCTGTATCTAATGTAAATGTAGGTTTAAGAGTCCCTTCCCCCATACCTACAATATTCACACCAGCTTTATTAAAAGCTAAAGCTGTCGCACTTGAAATTGTCTCAGCATGTCCAGGTTTAATCATAATAATATCACCGTTGCTGGCAACACATTTATCAATAGCAGCTTGAAGGGTTACAAAGGGGCTTCTAAACGACCCTTTCCCTGCGTCTCCAGCTCCACTATCAACCCAATAAACGTTTCCTGGGTAAGAGTTTAATATTGGTAAATTCTGGACTACTAATCCACCTGCAAATCCTGTTGGGTAATTACTTGGCATTGTACCTTCTCCTTTTAAATTGATTTAGAGACCCCTTGTTAAAAGGGGTCTCTATATTAGCTTTATTGTCCTGGGGAACCGTAAACTGATCTCCAATCGAACCAACCGAACGCAATTCGGAAGTATGTTTTGAACTTCGCAACGTCAGTATCGAAATCGTTGTCTTTTCGGAATTCAGCAGGGAATACACGTTTTTGACAAACTAAACCTTCGGCACTTGTACGAACAAACCACGCATCACTATCAGTTAGGTAGTGATTAACATGGACTTCAACATTGTTGTTGAATGGGTTAATACTTCTTTCTGCTGTTTCTGGATCGTCAGGAGAGTCAATTATTCGTTTTGCAGTAGCCATATCACTTGGTGATACGATCAGCTTTTTAGGCATAACTTTAATTTTCTTTCCTCGTCCAGAAGTGAAAGCTGCAATATCAATCAATGCTTGCTCATAAGAGGTCATTGAAAGATCTGATGCTGTGCTTGGCTCATTAGAACCAGTCCCACCACCTGGAAGGGGATGCGCTGCCGAACAAAGTTCAACACCGTCTGCACCAGTGTAAGAATTGTTAAACGCTCGGTTAAGAACGTTAGCTGCCATATTCTCTACAGTATCAACAACTGACATAGCTAATGCTTTAGGCATGTTATTGATTTTTCTGTACTGGTCATCGTCATGCATCTCACGCGTAACTTTAAACCCTAAGGAATAAGTTAAGTTAGTGAGAGTAGTCTTATAACCTTGGATAGGATCATCATATGATGTAGCTGATCCCTCTGTTTTTTCAGGGACTTGTCCAAATCCAGTTAACTCTTGGTATTCCTCGAATTTTCGATCAGAAACCATTGAATTAAAAACTTGCTCGAACTCAGGGGTCCATTGCTCATAATTGTCACCAAATATGGCCTTTAATCCTGGTTCCAGAAGTTCTGATAAAGATGATGTAGTTGTAGTCATTTTATTTCACTCCTTTTAATTAGATACTCGCCACAGTAGTTTTGTGGTGTTCTTGTATTTTTACAATAAGATCAACATGTTCTGCCCATGTATTTTCAGGGGTTTCAACTTTCCCAAAAATCTTCAATTGAAGACCTGTTCCAATATCACTTGAATCTAGTTCATGACCAGAAAGACCCGTGTCAGTGCTTCCTGCTCCAGCTACATGGTTTGCAGTTGCAAATCGAGCTGTTTCAGCAACAGCTGTACCCGTGTCAGCTTGAACAACAAACAATGCATTTGGATCATCTACAACCAAAACATACCCAGCAGTACTCGCTGCCAATGTTTTAACTGGTTTTTTATTTGAATCATAAATCCCTTCTGCAACACCAATAACTGAAACACCATCATTAGCAGATGCAGGGGTAATATTCCCGTCCGATTCAGCTTTCATTAAGTCTCCTTTAAAAACTGCGGTTCCATTAGACGCGTCTACAGGATAAAGAGAACGTCCAGCGTCTCCTCCTCCTTCTTTTCCTATACAAACAAAGCCTTTTGGGCTATCTGAATTTGCCATATTTATTCATCTCCTAACTTATTTTAATGTCTCCATAAGTTTCAGTAGCTGTCTGATCGGCAAACTGTTCTTTTAGTTTTTCTGGGGTAGACTCTAAGTTTTGAAAAAACTTGGCCCTTTGCTTGGCCATCTCTTTAGGTATCCTCATCAAAACTAATTCCCGAACTCTTTTTACTGAATCAGTTGCAGCCCCATCACTCATGGACCGGATCGGCAGTTCTGCGGAATCGTTGTTTTTAACAACTTCCCACCCTTCTGCCTGAGCTTTATCTAATCTTCCTGGTCGGCTAGAATCGAAAAAACGATAACTATATTTTGGGTCTCTTCCTTTAACATGAGTTAAAGCAGCAGGACGCCAAGATTTAGAACCAACTTTTCTAGGAATTTCAACTTTAGCAGGGGTTAATCCTGGGTTAAATTTTTCTTCTAAAGCTTCGTTTTTAAGCTTTGTTTGCGCTGTTTGCGTATTTAATGAGGCGCCACTCTCTTGTGACGGTTTTTCTTGAGGCGAATCATCTTCGTTTAGTGATTCGAGGGCGTCTAAATCATGCCGATTTAAACCTTCTGTTTTAATTGTATCATTATTTTGTTTGTTTTCCAAAACCATATTAAGCTCCTTTTAATAATTGTTTTTGTTTTTGATATCGCTTCATTGCATCTTCTTTTGTATTTGTACCTGGAACATAAAGCATTTTTATTGCTAACCGTTTTTCGGCTTCACTTAAAGATACCTCGTCACTTGACCCCATTGGTGGCTGACTGGATACTCCGTCTACAGGGTCTTGAGAACTGTATCTTTTTGATTCCTGAGTCACAGAGTGTTCAGTGTTTACCCTTCTTGAAACTTCCGCTAAAAATTCAGCATTTGTTTTCTTTCCCCACTCTGGATCTTGAAGCATTTCATTATTAACCTTATGTGCTAAATCGGTTTTTGCATTATCAGTCCCATACCAAGGGTTATAAGTTTGGAAAATTCTCATTTCCTGTTCTTGCTTTGAATCTGAGGGGGAAGATTGAGTCTCTTTTTTGGGTTCTGGTTTATTCTGGGAGGCCACAAACTCCGCATAAGATAAATTTAATTCAGCGACCTTCTCATTGTCCCCTGTTTCTGACGCTTCACGTATTGCTTGCTTATACTCTTCTTTTTTAGAATTTATTTCAGAGGAGTTATGCTTCTCTTCAAGTGATTCCAAGCGAGATGACAACGCCTCATTTTGTTGTCTTAAATCACCAACTATACGCTCCGACTCTTTCCATCTTCCATAAACCTGATTAAATCGTGGATGCTCTGGTTTTGGCTGGTTTTCTTTTTCTTCTTTATTTTCTGTCGCTTGTGGCTGAGCTTGATCCTGACCTTGTTCTAGTCCTGGATTTTCTTCGCTTACCGTGGACGAGTTATCTTGTTCAGTCATTATTTACCCCCCTTTACAATAAACAAGACATCCTCGTCGTTAATAATTTCGTACTTTTCACCTTCAAACTCTTGCGTAGTGCCTGCATACTTTCCCCACACAATGTTTTGACCTTTCATAAACTGATCATCGCAAGTGTCGCCTACTGCTAAAATGCAGCCCTTAGATATTTGACTTCTTTTTACATCTTCAAGGCTAACCCCTGGCATAAACAAACCAAACTTACTAAAGACTTGTCCATTTCGGATTTCAACCTCTCGCCCGTCATATTTAAGTCCTTTATCGTCATTTTCTCTTTTTACAATTATTCGATTGTATACTGGCTGTATTGGCAATTCTTTTTCCATTAATTATTCTCCTTTTCCTTTTTTTAATTCTATCGCCTCGATGACATCTTCGTAGCCGTCTCTCTTCCCTTGTGAAAGGCAGTAATCCTTACACAGCGAAAACATGGACTCCGAACTAAATCTGTCCTCAAGAACTCTCGACCTCATTTCTTTTATTTCTTTTACGAATTGTTTTGTAATGGGAGACGTTGACCACTCGTGCCATTCTTCTTCTGTGAATTGCACTAAATTTCACCCCCTTCAGAAGCTTCTTGTATTAATACTTGCTCTTGGGTTCGCTGCTCTTGTGCTTTTTGTAAGTAAATAAAACTAATATGGGCTTGTTTATGCTTCTCAATAAGAGATTTTGCTTTTCCACTTATTGCGCCGTAGAAGTCGGACTGTTCAAATTCTTGGATAATAGCAAGATGCTGCGCGTGGTTATCTGATTCATTAACCACAACATCTTCTTCACTGATCATCTTTTGCATTTCTTGTTCTTGGGTTAATTCCACCGGTTCTTGTGTTTGTGGAAGTTTTACTATCTGCTGGATAAAAGAATCATCAATGTCTAATGTCTTCATTAAGTTAACCGTTGCCAAGTAAATGGACTCAGGATCATTTGCGGTTAAAGGATTTGAAAGGATAGTGTCATAAACGAATTGGGCCTTAGCTGCTTTTTCCTGTCTAGATATGATATTGCTATCACTAACGGGCCTTACATCTAAAGGAGTATTAAAATCCTGTGATATAACCGCTAAGGTATCCGCTTTATTACTCCCAAATTGTTTGACAACACCATCATTTATAACAACACGATAATATTCGTCTAAATCTAAGTGGAGAGAAAGAAGCCTGTCCATCTTATAAAGCTCTTCGCCTAACGATTGATGTGTTCTTTTATGAATAGAGCTAAATACTTTTGTCCCCTGCTCAATTGCAGCTGCAACGGCAGTGGCGCTTGTATCTGAACTTGGCATAGCTCCAGTTTGTGTCTCTGTAACAGTGGTCAACCTATTAGCGTAATCTTGAAGTCCACCAAGTAAGCTAAACAATACTTGTGAAGGAGAACCAAAGTTAAATGGCATAATTGCCTTTTTGATATCATCTCCTTTTAACTTCAACTCGCTAAACTTGCCCATTTGAAAATCAATATCACCTTTCTTAGCTCCTGACCCAGATAAGGTAAACCCGCCTTGCAAGTTTTGGAGTGTTCCAGAATCTATTAATTGATTAATAATTGAGTTAACAGACTCATTCGGTCCCTCAAGCAAAAGGCCAAACCCATAACCATAAAACCCATCTGGGTTTGGTAGAAAGTCATATTTTGTAAAATATTCCATTACTTCATTAGGGTCTTTAGGGTGTACTCTTGAAACTAAACGCAACAATTCCCCTGACTGATAATCAACGGTTGCTATCATTGGCTCTTTGCTTCCGTCTTTATTCCCTGGATCAATGTACGTATGTTGTTCTAGAATGAGCCTTGGGGATATATTGTCAGAAGACGAAGAAGGCGTGAGGCCAACATTTTTAAGATGTTGGAGCTTAACTTCATCAACTGCGGTGTTGCCTGGTTCTGATAATTCTACAGGCAGATATACCCCCTTTTTTTGTAATATCTTAATATTATTAACACTCTTATACAGATTTTGAGTGTGACGCTCTGAATCTTCCAAATAACGGGTTGTGTAATTAACCACAAAGTCTGTAGGCGATAAATAATCACTTACAATTCGACCTTTCACTGTGTCAAAGTAAGTTTTTCTTATGACACAACCTTCAATTGCCATTTTTAGTAATGTGACATCCATTGATTTCCTGAACTCTTTAATTTTGAAATCGATTAAAAAGTTCCTGTATTTTTCTGTTCGATCTGCCTTTGCTTTGTCTTCCGTCTCTTCGCCAATAGGAAATGATTTTGAAATGTTTTTTGATGGTAATAAGGCCTCATATGCTCTTGCTTGGTACTGAATGCAAGCCATAGTAAGCATAGGTAAACCCACATTACTGCAATCTTCCCAAGGGAAATTTTTAGTATCCCTTTGCAACGAATAAAGCTTAGCCCAGTTTGAATGCATCTTCTCCCACTCTGATCTACTAGATAAATCCGTTTGATATCCATCTAATACTGAAGACGCTATCTCTTTTCTTTTTTCTTGTGTTAAGTCTTTTGCTATATTTATGATCTCATCAGGCATTTTTTTTCTCCTTTTTCAAACAAAAAAAGGCGCAACAACAAAGAATTTTAATCCTTGTCATTGCGCCTCTAGTATTTCTAGTTAGCTACAATATATTTTAAGTCTTTTTATGCCTCTAACGTCTTGTTAGTCAGCCTACTAATTTTGAGTCTTTTATCCTCGATCCTTTCTTACAATCTATTTCCTGGTAAACAACTTTTCCATCTTGAACTTTAAATGTAAAAACAATAGTCCCATGACTTAAAAAGTTTTTACAAGATGATTCAATTGGCATTAAAATGTTTTCTGCTATTTTTGATAAGTCTTGGTCCACACCTATATTATGATAACAAGTATTGATATTGTCTAGTGTCATATTTTTAATACCCTGTTAATCGATTTCTCTTATACTTTTGGTTTCGGTCTGATTCGTCCCCTTCTTCTTCTGGCCACCAAAAATCCTCAGAAATTAATGCTAACCTATAAGCGTTTTCACACATGTCATCATCGACCTTTGATGGCTTTCCTGTCGCGTCGTACATCCAATTGCTTAATTGCCTTATAGAGACCTGTAGGTCTCTATAAATAAAATAAGCTGGAATTTTGTTAGGAGTCCACAACATATTATTAATAGAAATAATCCCATCGTCCTTACTCTTTGTGGCCGTTTCTAACATGTAGCCATGCCTAAAAAGAACGTTTTCTACCTTGGCGTAAACAGTATTCTCATTATTCCCATCCCCTTTTGACAATGGATCAATGATAATTCGGTTAACCCTTAATCTATAATCAAATATCTTTTTGATTATTTGCTCCCCTACCCACTCTCCATCACCATGCCCCACAATCTCAAAGGTTAAATACTTCATGTTGTGGTGGTCAGTTGCTTCAAATAGTATGTGCTGCGGTTTGCTTGGGTGTATGTCGATGGCAATATTATGTATCCAATGACTTGGCATATCGCGTGGGCGTTCTAATATATGCTTTGCTCTATCAAATCTTAAAACTAATCCAGCCTTATACGAAGGGACCCCTCTTAACCTGGCGTCCCTTTCTTCCTCGGTTAATCTCTTTGAAAATTGATCTACCCCTTCCTGAGTGATCCCAAAACCAATATTTGCATTGATATCCGCGTTTACGTTGTAGACAGTGTTATCAACCGTCCCATCCTCTAACGTTGCATTTATTATCTCTTTATCTACCCAGGCCTCCTTCAAAAGAGTCATGGCATAAAATTCAATCCCTTTAAAATCAATCAATCCCCGCGAACAAGCAACGTGAATATCTCTTTTTGGCGGTTCGTCGTAAACAACTGCCATTCCATTCCACCCCTCAAAAAGCGATGCATCTTGATTGTTAGACATGATTTCTAAAGTATTCCCTGTTTTTTCGTCCTTAAAATAACTATCTACTACCTGTTGGTTCTTGCTCCTAAATAAAGGTCTCTCTTTAGGCCATAGCTCATCAATCTTTGCCACAACTACCGTAGCAATATGCTTTGTCCAATCCTGACCCACCCATCTAATCTTTATCTTTTGTCCTGTCCAGCCGTACAAATCCCATATCCAACCCACTTTTTCCTCTGGTTCCCACGGGAATTTTCCTGTTAAAAGGGAATAGATAAGCATAAAAGATATGAAAGTTTTTCCAATTCGGTTCGCACCTGTATATGTGAATGTCTGATATATTCCAGAAGCAAAGGCTGCGATGATTTCTTTTTGTGGCTCGTTAAGCTCCCACTTTCCGTTAGTGCCTAAATATTGTTTGTCCTTATGGCCAAAGAATAATATCTTATTTGCTTCTTCATGGGTCTTTACCTGGACCTCTAACTCTTCCTTTTTATTTATTAGAGTCTGAAGGCGTTTCTTGTGTATAAGAAGCTGTTTCTTTTTATACTTTATTAACGCTTTTTTTTCGTTCGGGGTTAACTCGTTTTTTGTTTTGTGTTTTATGTCGCCGATTCGGACACTAGAGACCGGAATGTCTTTATCCATTATTTATCATTAATTCTCATCATGCTAATAACGATCCCTTTATTGCAAGACGGAATATTAGATAGGTCGATTGTCTTTTTCGGTTTTTTTATATAATTTTTTATTAAGTTCCATACATTAACCATAAGCTTCTCCCTTTTTGCTTATGGCTAACCTATGAATAGTGTGCAGAACGCACAATGTAGCCTATTTACTTTATTATAACTCTATTTTTTTGATTATAGCAATAATTAAGCTGATCCATCAGGTGATCTGATCACGTTATCATCAGGGGAATTTCTTCCATATGATTTTTGATAATCATAAAAGGGATGTGCACCCTTCCTATCAACCTCGACATAATCTTTGTCTGATTTTTTACGTGTGTATTTCTTGGTATTCTGATGTAATTTTGGTGGTTTTTTCGTGAAAAATAGTAGTTTTAATAGACTCACCAAAAACACTGAAAGACCTAATCCTATTTTTAGTTTCATTTCACCACCTTATCCTTATACCTATAATACGTTGCAATGGGCACCCCAAACAAGTTACATAGATTTCTTATAGACTTATTACTACTTCCTTGTAACGCTTGAATCTCTTTCACTTGATCCATAAATTTAGGGTCCTTAATCTTACTTGGTCTACCGCCTACCTTTCCCCTCTGCTTTGCGGTGTTAAGCCCCTCCATTGTCCTCTCGTAATTCATTTCCCTTTCCATTTCAGCGAACCCAGATATAAGCGACCTCACAATCTTTTGAAGAACTTTCCCTACCTTGTCTTGCTCCCCCGTTGTGTTTAGGTATGGGTTGTTTATGCATTTAAACCTAATTCCTCTAGCCTCAAACTGCTCAAATGTATTTAAAGCCTCTGTAATACTTCTAAATACCCTGTCTAAATCTAAAAAAACAAATGTATCACCCTCTTTTAACGACTCAAACGCTTTATTTCTCTCTAGGCGATCTTTCCTTGTAGATAATTTGTCATAAAATATTTTATCACAGCCCTCTTTTTCTAACGCATCTAATTGCCTATCTAGATTTTGATCTTTTGTACTTACTCTCGCATACCCTACTTTCATTTTTACTCCTTTTTAAAATTCTCTTTGTTATCATTATCGTATTTTTGATGACAATAATTGCAAAGTTTTATTTAGAAGCTGTTGTATGCTATAATTCCTATTAGTAATCAGGTGTTATAGCTTACGGGGGCTTCCCACCCCCCAACAGCTAAATTTTTAATTCTTTAATAATCCAACCATCAATCAAATTGTTTATAAGTTGATTAATAGATTCTGGCTTTGTAGCAATAATATAATCCAATTTCATTTTTTGCTTTTCTGGCATTGTAACCAAAACTTTCTTTTTTACGTCGTCTCTTAATCCAGGCTCTTCCCACGGGTATTCTTTTCCCATTTCTTCTACAGGTTTACCCGCGTCATTTAAAAACTTTTTTACGTCTGGTGATTCCATTTTCACTTAAATACCTCCTCATAAATACTCTTTATCTCTTCCCTTGCCTTCTTATCAACTGGCTCATACTCCAAAACTGATAACCCCAACCCTGGAGCCTTCCTATAAGACTTCCTTATATGCGTAACAGACTCTAAAAGGGATATCTCTTTCACATCTGACAACATATCTCTTGCCTCTTTCTTTTCCTCCTCTGTGTTTGTTGGGCATTGTGTGAGGAGGTAATAAGCTTTTAACTTTTTATTGAACCTCTTCGCGTCTTTTGTCATCTTCTGTATTTTAGGTAATGTCCACACATCAAACTGTGTCGCTTGTATTGTGAATATTATCTTGTCGCAGATAAGTAGAGCCTCTCTTAACTCTGTCGTGTCTTTTCCAGCTACATCAATCAAAACGTTTTCATAACGACTTGATAAATCTTGCACATCGTCAGCTAAGTTTTCTCCAAACTTCTGTACACAACGGATAGGCTTAACACTTAACTTCTTATCCTTAATCTTCTGCATTCTCAAAGCAGCCCAATTACTGAAACTACTCTGAACATCGGTATCAACAACGATCAAATCGTCAATTAATGGGGCAACACACGTTCCTAACGTCGTTTTCCCTGTCCCCCCTTTTTCTCCTCCAATGGCATATATCATTTTACTTCACCTCTCTTTATTTGTTATAGTATATGCTATACTATTATAGTATGCAAGCCTTTTTTATTGTTGTTTTAGAGTGCAACTTTGCTGTAAGGTTTATAATCTGTAGGAGATAAGAATGAATAAAATACTTTTGTTACTAATACTTTCCCTTTCTTTTGGGTGCTCTATTATAACACGAGACACTGAAGATGCTTTCTATACCTATGAAATGAATCATTTATCTTTCAACTGCGCCTTCAGCCCAAGAGATACAGGTGAGGATATTGTTTTTAATGGGAAAATGTGGATTAGTAACGGATATTATCACGGAAACGTTACTTCCAGAGACTTATGGTCTTCTATAAATGGGGTCACTTGGAATATGGAGGTTTCTGACACTCCCTATGATTCCTATAGTGAAATGGTTGTTTACAACGGTAAGATATGGGCCATAAAAGGATCTGTGTGGAACTCGTCAGACGGCGTTAATTGGCAATTAATATCCTCAACAACTCCATTCGGTATTCGATCATACGGCGAAACCGTTGTCTTTAAAAATAAAATATTTCAACTAGGAAATGGAATGGACGTATGGTCAACAGAAGATGGCGTTAATTGGGAACTAATCGCCAATCAAGCCCCTTACGGAAATAGAAAAAATTCATTTGTTACCGTCTTTAATGGTCGCTTATGGCTTATGGGTGGGTATAGAGAGGAAACAGCTACCCCCCCAGAACAAGCCTACTCAGGGTTTACATCTTTTAATGACGTATGGGTTTCTGACAACGGGAAGGACTGGTCGCTGGTTACCTTAAATGCTACTTGGACTGAAAGGCAGTGGTCTATAGTGAAAGTATTTGATAACAAAATGTGGATCATAGGAGGGTTTAGCAATAAAGAAAACAGAAACTTAAACGATACATGGTTTTCTAGCGACGGGGTGACTTGGACAGAATTTACAAGCGGGCTAATGTACACGCCACGTCATGAAGCTACAGTCATACCCTTTGAAGGAAGTTTGTATATACTCGCTGGAAACGAACACCCCGTATTAAACGACTCATGGAGAATCGATAAAGTCCCCGTCCCAATCATAGACTAAATCGTTAAGTGTTATATCTAAAGCATCTGCTATTCTCAATAGCAACCTAACGCTTATATCTGGCCTTAACTTCCTTTCTACCTGTGAATAGTACGTAAAGTGGACGCCCGCCTTTGCAGCAACCTTCAACTGACTTAGGTTTTTCTCTTTCCGATATTTCTTTAAGTTTTTTGATACAATACTTGCTAATTTTTCCCGTTCTAAATTCATTCCTTTTATTATTGTCTTTTGTAACAATAAATCTAGAGACTAATGGCCTAACTCCGTGTATTCTGATCATTTTAATTTACCCTCCAACTTCTCGAGTTCCAACTTTAACCAAGCTACATACGACCAATTATTATCGCATCCCTCTTTTTCGTTATGTTCGGTTTTACACTTATTACAAAACTTGTTAATTGTATTTACAAACTCCACGATTTCGTCATTGTTTTTGAAGTTGAAAGTCATCATTTTGTGTACCCACCTCCTCTCTGTTTCGTTTTCCCCCGTAAAGCTCTTCTGGGCATTCTTCTACCGAAAATCCTTCTATATGTAACTTATGGGGGGAATAATATTTGCTCATTTGTTTTTATACCTAAAACATATTTTTTCTGATATCAACCTATTCCAGTCTGTTATTTTCATTTTTTATTTCCATTTATAACGTTGGTCCTATCAACCAATGTATTTATCTTTTCTGTTTTTTCTAAACCCGCCTTTGTTATATTTTTTAAATAAAAATCGAGCAGTTGCAAATCATTATTAATTAATTTTATTGCTACTTTATTTTCTAAGATCCTTACATCATAAAACTTAATCTTTTTATGCTGCATATACAATGCCGATAATATCCCTACACACATTACTAAAAATACGATATCTATTATCTCTATACTCATTATTTCCTCTTAAATGGCTTAATCGTGATAAATCCGTGTTCCAGCTCTTCCCATACCCCATCTCTAGAAATATCCACCTCATAAACAATTAACTTAACTTTCATATCTACTCTAATATTCCTAACTTGCCTTTCCTCATCATCAACTATCTTATCTTTAAATATCTCTATTATTTCCTTCTCGTTAGAGGCATAATAGTCTTCATACAGATGATGACAGTCTATATCTATTCCTAAGATGTAGATTGGTTTACAACTCATACAACAGGTACTCATGAAATACTTGCCTTTTGTTACAGCACTCACAGAAATATATCTCAATTTTCTTTTTAATCATTTTTATTTCGCCCCTTTTATTACCTTATTAACACGCTCTACTAAAATGTTAATCTTGTCCGTGTTTTGCTTAATAGCCTCCCCGTACCGTTCATACCCAGATACATTTGAGTCCATAATCCTAATTATTCTTGCAATGCGGAGATCAGTATGCTCTTTATTCTTGTCTGTTTTTTCGTCAATCACATCTAATTTTATTCTTATATTGTTTATATCTGATACTAACAGCTCAATCTTAATTATCTGAATAATAAGTGATGCCAGAATCCCCAAACATATAAAAATAAAGACAATATCTAACGTATTCATTTCTCCTACAATAACTCTGGATTGTCGTATTTGTTTCCGATGATTTCGCATTTCTTAATCTGATGTCTATAATAGTTGTCTTCTCTTTGACACTCAAAATATAAATCACGCATATCCTCCACTATATATGGTTCAGCTTGTTTATATCCCTCAATAACTACAGAAAGTAAATCCCCCTCATATATCTCTTTATTGTGTTTGTCTTTGAGGCCTGTATATTGCATAATTTCACCGCAATGCTTATCGAAATGAAGAAACTCTTTTTTATTATCACAAAAAATAGAACTACATGGATCGTCTGTTGACGTGTCTCCAACTATCACACGATATATCATTCTCTTATTTTCGATATCCCACGCCCTAAACTTAATTTCTCTCATTATTTTCCTCCTCTAACCCATCTATCCACGTACGAACCGTTACAGCAGCTCCTATAAGCTCATAAGAATGGGCGTACATTGGGCTATTAACTGCACTATCATGCCTCATATCTAATGACACTTCTTTCATTAGGGATTCTAGGGTTTTGAGCTTATTTATAAGAGTCATTTAAGCTCCTCTTGCTTTCTATCAAATTTATCAATTGCAGAATCTAACCAATCAATCCCACCTCTCAAAAAATCATGAAAACAATCCTTATCTATCGCCCTTTTTAAACCATCACTGACCAAATACCTAGCTACCTTATATATCTTTAATAACTCGGGAACTGATGCTATTAACCTTAAATCATTCTCACTACCTACAGATATATAATGATCCTCTGCCTCTAAAATCATTTTATCTCCGCTCTTAATCCCAATTAAATAATCTCCTTGGTGAGGGATTTTACCCAAGTCATCGTATATTAACTCCCAATCTTCATTTGTTACTGATTTAGTCATTTAATCCCTTTGGTTTTTTAGCATTTAAAGTCATATCTACAAGCTCTTCAACAATTGATGATCCTATAGGGATATGTTTTTCAATCTCTTTACGGGAAAGAGCTACCCATCTTCCTTTATCGTGAGATTTAGATAAATCCCTAATTAAACTGTATTTAATGCCCTCTCTTTCCATTTCTTCGTCTACTGTTATAAATATATTTAAAATCATGAATTCATACTGCTCATCATCATCCTCATAAGGAAAACAATATGGCATTTTTTTGAATTTTACGTATTTTAACGAAGATTTCATCTAAATGTCCTTTTTGTTTTTTTGCCAAGTGTGGGGGGGGGCGTAACAGATTATTTTGAGGGGTGGGGCCCCCCCCCAAGGGGGTGGCCGTCCTTTCGACTTGCAATAAAGCTACTTGCAATAAAGCTGTGTCTCTTCCCTTGCCTTTAGGCTCTTTACCTATTCTATTAAGCTCCTTGAAGCTAGCATAGTATAGTATAGTTTGTACCCTTGATATAGTCAAGTCTTTTTGATAACAAGTATTGATATTGTTATCTACGCACGAAAAAGGAAGGCTAATCCCTGTTATCAATAACCTTGGTTTTTGGTAACAGTATACTAAATATACCTTGCGATAGGTATGTTATATACTAAATATACCTTGCGATAGGTATGTTATATACTAAATATACCTTGCGATAGGTACATAAGGTACTAATCTTCTTCTTCTAGCAAAGCTAACTCTGCCTCTAATTTCATAACATCGTCTTCTTTCTCTCCGATGTCCCCTTTATACTCATTGATTCGCCCGTGTGCCATTGCAACATTTTGCGTTGACTCACCTTTTAATAACCTGGCTTTATCGAACATAATCCCCCCAGTGCTAGCTAATTGAAGCGTAGAGGCCTTCTCTACTTTATCGGGCCTCATGGCTTGATTAAATGCCATTTGGCTCTTAATGAGCAAGTCAGAGGCCATCCTGTCTTTTATCTTATCAGCAAGGTCGGTGTTCCCCAATAAATCAATATTCGGGTCATTCATCCAGCTATTAACTGTAGTTCTTCCCACTTGGCATATATCTGCGACCTGTTGATAGGTATATCCCTGTATTACAAGTGTCTTAGCAAAAACCTTTACTTCATCAGGGAACCCACTAGAACTTTTAGTTCTGGCTGGTAAATTTTCAAGCACATACCTTTGTGCCCTCTCTAGATTGTCCTTGTCTTCACCCTCATACTTCTCGAGAAATTCTTCTGGTTTTTTATTTATTAACTGATGGGGGTCTTTCTTTGGATCAGGGTTAGGATTTCTCTTTCTAGGCATAAAAACATCTCCTTAGTATAGTATAGTCTATACTATTGTATTACATTTCTATTTCTTCACATACCTAACTACCTTTTTGTAGTTTCGATTAATCCATTGTTGAGTATTTAGCTCATTCCAATTATTACGTCTTGCTATCTCACGAACAGAAAGCCCCTCGTTCTGAAGGGCTTCTATTATCTCTATATCATAGTCGTATTTTTTAGGCCGTGACATAAGTTTCGTTATAGACCTTTTTTGATTCCTTAAGAGATGCTTTGCAAATATTTTCATCCACTAAAACTTTGATCGACTCTGGAATATCGTTATAATCAAATAAAAGACAAAACCTATCGGAGCATACAGACTCTAGCCCATAAACCAGTTTATTGGGCGATACGATAAAGGGTTTTTTTAAAAAAGGACGCTCTTGTAAGAATTTTACCCCACGATAATTAAACTCGGAATCTTTTTTGTGTTTTTTCTGGAATTGATTCCAACTCAATTGTTTTTCACTGTATTTTTCATTAAATAATAAAATTGATTTAGATGCTAAATGTTTTATTATTATTTGCGTTCTCTCTTTATCTATCGTTATCATTTTCTTTACTCCCTTGCGTTTAATGTCCCTATATAATATCAATGATATTGCATAGTGTCAACAGGGCAGGTAAGGGCAGGTAAAGGGCAGTTTTGAAAACAAAACGGCCCTGAGTTATCCACAGGTTTTAGCCTCGGATTTACACTTATCCACAACCAAAAGGGCAGGTAGGGCAGGTTTTTTTTATATCTTTTATTGTAAAATAAAAAAAAACAACGTTATCATATTGTTATCAATACCTCTTTTAGCTGTTTTCTTTCGTTCTATTAAGTTAAAAAAAGCTGCCCTACCTGCCCTTTTACAACAGAAAAACAAAAATTCGAGGCTAACCACCTCTTTGAAAACAGGGCAGGTATAATCTAAAAGCTGCCCTTTTGCTGCCCTTTTTACTAAAAAAGCTGCCCTTTTGCTGCCCTAAATAGCCGTTTTAGATGTTATCAAAACTATCAAAACTAAACACTGCGTTATCAAAACAGTTCTCAAAAGGTAGGTTTTGATAGTTTTGATAACAAAAAAAGAGGTTTTGATAACAGTTACGATAACAATAAAAACAGGTTTTGATAACAATTGATAACAAAAATAGGGCAGAAACAGGGCAGCTTTTGTTTCAAATCTGCCCTGTTATAGGGCATTAGTTATAACCTATAAAATAAATGATTGGAATTAATTTGCAAATAATGTATAATATTGTAGAATGTACTTAAAACTAAAGATAGGAGGTTAAAGGGAAGGTAAAGTATAGACAACAAATACAAACGCAAGGGTGAAAAATGATAATAAAAAATAAAGCATTAATAGAATTATCCGAAGAATTAAGAGAAAAACAATCAAAGTATATATATAATGTATACACTAAAAGAGCAGCTGAACAATTGGGATACATTGTTATTGGCTACCCACCTAATGAATACGACAAAACGTTATACTCTGCCTTAAAGAGTTTTAAAAGAATGGAGAGAGAAAGCGAGACATTGGAAAGAATTCCAGAGTCCCTATTCTCAGCAACAAAGGCTTTTATCGATGTTTTCAGCAAAGCATTAACCAATTTAAAAGGGTTAAACTAGTGAAACAACATGGAAGTATTAATGAAATCATTGGTTGCTTTCATCTTAACGATGCTAGCAATCCCTATAATATACTTAATAGAAAAAGTAGCAGAAAATCATGATAAAAAGAAAAGGGGAAGAAATAATGGAAAAAGAACGTGAATGGAAGAGTTTTTTAAGTTGTTGTGGTTATATAATGGATAGCGACTTAAATAAGTTCAAATATCATTTGAAATACGTTAAAAAAGAGAATTTATTAAGAGGGTTAAAAGACAGGGTTATGTATTCAGACTCTCCAGATAAATTTTTATTAGAAATAAAAAAAGTGGAGAGAAACTAAAATGACAGTAATATGTGCGTGGTGTAAAAAATTAATAAGAACAACCATAAGTAATGAAAATAAAAATAAAAAATCACACGGAATATGCACTTGTTGTTTAAACAAACTAATAAAAGGGGTTCGAAGATGAAAAACAAAACACTTGTACAGATTAATCAATTATTTATAACTATAAACAAATGGGAAGATAATTTTAGTAATACCCCAGTTATAAACACAATAAAAAATGTAATAGAGAATAAAAAAGAAAACGAAGAAAATGAACTTAGGTGGAAAAAATATCTTAAAAGTATAAGCTAGAATTTAATATACTAGCATATACTACACTATAAGATATGAAAGGGTTTATAAACAATAAATTGCCACACCTATAATAATATGACATTATTATGTGTAATGCTGGCAGTTTGCATACCCTTGCGTTGTGCCAGCAGGTTGAGTTGTTCTTTTTTGGGCACAATCATTGGGCTAAAAACCCAGCAACACTATAGATTAGTATATGCTAGTATAGCGTATATTATAAAGACAGTACTTTACTATAAGTCCATAACAGATCTATAATAGTAAGGTGTAATCCAATAAATAGAGGTTGATGATTGTGCCAATTAGAGAAAAAAAGAATATAATTTATAAAGAAGACACTAAGCATATATTTGATCTTAAAGATCAGTATGACCTTTCCCATCGGAATTACGAATTAAAAAAACTCTGGGCGCTGAAAGAGTTTCAGAAAGCAGCGTCAAAGTTTCGCGTTGTTGAATCTGAATATAAGAGCCACAAAAGCAAATTTTGGCACGCAGTAGAAGAGCATCTAGATGCCCATGAGAAAAATTTAAATATTAATAAAGAGGGGAGTAATAATTCCAATTTATCAATTTGGATTGAATCATCAGACGAAGAACTTCCCGAAACAGAAGACTTTATAAAATTCATATTTGGAGTTGAAGGAAGAGAAGAGGATTTTGGACAAGATGTTTAAGCCCGTTGTCTTCTCTAGAACAAAAAAAGACCGTCTTTATGTGAGGTGCTCATATAAAGACGAGGCAACAAAATCTTTAATCATTAATGATTTAAGGGGTAGTTGGAACACGACGAATAAAGCATGGGAATTGTTTAATACCAACTCTGTATTAAACACTCTTCTCCAGAATAATATAGATTTACCAGCAGAGCTAATTCCTGAAGAGCCAGACTTCACCCCTATTAAAAAAACAAAAAATCTAACAGAGGTAGAGGATAAAATACGGCGTAATTCTAAGACCACGCCTTATGATCACCAAACGGCGTTGGTAGATTTAACACTACAAAAGAAGAAGGTCTTTTTCCTTTGTAGTGTGGGTACTGGAAAATCTAAACCAGCTATTGATTCCCTTTCTATCTTATTCTCAGAGAATAAGATAGATAAAGCCTTAATCGTCACCCCTGCAAGCGTAATGGAAAACTTCCAAAAAGAGATCAATGTCCATTCAAATTTAGAAAGCATTCTTATTCAGGGTAGTTTAATTAAAAGAAAGGATTTAATAAAAAACAACCCCATAAAAACGCATATCATAAATTACGACGTCTTATCGAAGCTAAGAAAAGATCTTAAAAAAGAAGATTACGACGCCATAATATTTGATGAGATACACTTTTTAAAGAACCATAAATCACAGCGTAGCAAAGCAGCTTACGACATAGCAAAAAAAGCACAATATAAGATAGGACTAACAGGCACATTGATCGCCAATAATTTCGTAGACGCATTTGGACCATACCTCGTTATTGATGATGAAATATTTGGAACCAACTTCAACCAGTTCAAAAATAGATATTGTGTGATGGGTGGCTACCACGCAACGGTTAAGATAATGGGTAGAGAACGAAAGGTAGCTACGGAAATAATAGGGTATAAAAATAAAAGTGGATTTAAAACAAAGTTAGCGCAAAATAGTCTTAAATTTGAACTAAAAGACGTTTCTGACCTACCTGACGCAATAGAGATTAAAAAGACGTTTACCTTAACCCCTAAAACTAAAAAATTGTACAACGAAATGAAAAATATGATGGTTGTACAAAAGCCTGATGGTGGTGAGTGCAGTATTGTTTTTGCAGAAAACCATTTAGACCAAGTGTTAAAGATGCAAAAGATTGCATCGGGGTTCTTAGATGATGAGATAGACCTTAGTAATGAGAAACTCTTATCTGTTTTAGAAGTTTTAGAAGAGACTTCCAAAACAGACAAGATCGTTGTCTGGTGTCGGTTCACAAAGTCAATTGACAGAGTGGTCCAGTTTTTGGAGAAGCACAACATCAGCTGTTGTGTTTTTGATGGTCGTTCCAAAGACAAAACAATTTACAAAACCTTTAATGATGATGACACGAAAGTAATGGTGTCACAGATCAGCAAGGGCATAGGCTGGGATATTCCCAACGTTCGTTACTCAATTTTTTATGAGTTAACGTACTCTAGAACTGACCTTGTTCAGTCCAAGGGACGCACTCAGCGTCCAGCCTCCAAGCATAGCCAAGGTGTCACATACTTTTACATTTATCTACTTGGGAAAGACACGATAGATGAGAAGTTGCATGACGTTTTAAAGCACAAGGACTTCACAAGTAAAGAAGCCCTAGAATATGTAGAAGGAGGCAAAAAAGGATGACAGGAATACCACCAATTACAAGTAGGCTTCGTGATCTCAAGAAAGAGAAAGAACAAGCTGATAAGGAAATGGATGAATATTTAAGTCCGTTGGTTAAAAAAAGGATGGAATTAGAATCGTTGTTGAAAGAAAAATCACAAGAATTAAAACCTTTAGAAGATGAGCTATCACAAATTGATGCAGAGATAGAAACTGTATTAAGAGAAAGCGAAGCGGAAGAATATCGCGCAGAAGGGAAAAAGTTTTTTATCAGTGAAGAGCTTGCTCCTAAAGCGGTAGATATAAAAGGTGTTTTTGATTGGATATTCAACGGCAATGATTCCATTGAAATAACCAATAAAAAAGGTATTCAAGAAACATACCACAAATCAAATATTTTGTTGGCTAACATGATCTCAAAACG